TAACTACTTCTTCTCTGTGTGGTGCTTTAATTCCGTAATCTTTCTTTATATCAGATAGTCTTTGTAGTATTCCTTTTAGAGTAGTTTGAAACTTCATTTTTTGTTCTGGATTTTTTGTAGATGAAATTTTATCTCTAAGTTTTTTTACTCTATCGTTATATCTTTGTATTTTTTCACCTGTTGTTTTTGCAGGTTCTTCATTTATTTTTTTTATTTTTTTATACCAATTCATAGTTGATAAAGTAGCATCTATATTAGCTTTAAGGTTTTCTTTTTCTTTAGGATTTTTAGATTTTGTTAGCATGTTTTGCAAACTCTTAATACTTCTTTGCAAATCTTTCATTAATTGTGCATCCATATCCTCATTAATACCTTCGTTTGAATCACCATATTCATGATAATTTCCAGATGCTTGAGAAATATAGTTTTCTGCTTTAGAAATATGGTCTTGAATCCAAGCTGGGATTTGTTTTTCATCCTTACCCATTTTAGCTTTTAATTCAGTTGCCATTTTAATAATAGTATCTAACTGATTTTGTCCCATAGAAACTTCGTGGTCTTCACCTTCAGCTTCATTTACAGGTTTAAATGCACTTGCGTATGGATTAGAATATACTTTACCATATTCAAATTTCTTACCACCCATAGTAAAAGAACCCTTTCCAGCTAAATCAGTTAAACGAATCATATCTTATTTCTTTTTCATTGCAAGTCTTTCTCTCATTACATCGGTTGGGATATCAGAGATTTCATAGTAACGATTTAAGATGTGACCCATATCTTCATATAAAGCGTGTAATCTTTCATCCATTGCTTTTGCTTCTACTGAGAACTTATCAAATTGTTGCCCCAATTTTTGCAATTCCAACATATTTCTTTTTACAGTTTGAGCATCAAACCAATCGTTAGCCTCTCTCAATGATAATTCTTTTGCAGCCTCAACGATTGCACCCAATGTTTCCGCAACTTCAGTCATATCTGAATTGCGCTTCATTTGGTCTTGGAAAGTATTATAAGTTGAAATGATTTCTAAGAAATGCTTTTTAACTTCTAAAGAAAGTTTTCTATCAGGTTGTTCTAAGTTCTCTTTAATAGAAAACTTACCGTCTTTAATCTTTATTTCATTAATTGCAGTCTTACGAATATCATTATATCCCTTAGCTACTTTAGTTACATACTTTGGTTCTTCAACTTTTAGTTTAAATCTATTGTTGTGAACGTATGTGTATAAATCAAAATTCTTATTCATATTATGCTATTTCAGTTATAATTTCTCTCATTAAATCCTGTGCCTTGCAGTATTCACCACATACATCAGTACCAATTTGTTTAAGTGGATTTACGGATTCATTCATTGGGACCATAAATGCACCATGTGTAGATGGATTTGAAACAAAATCCCAACCAATTAATTCAAAATCTTCTTGTACTTCAACTCTATTTCCGTTAAGTGGTTTTGTAGAACCCATACCTCTTGATGAAATACCTAATAAGATACCTGCTTTTAATAATTCTTTAAGAATATTACCAGAAGGAGTTCCTAAAATTTCTACAGTACCACATAGGTCATCACCATCCCACCAAATTTCTTTTATATTATGAGATACATTTTTGAGGTTGATAACTGTAGAATCGGGATGGTCTAATTCACCCAATGCTCTACGCTCTTTTATAAAAGTTGAATGATATTTCTTAGCTTCTCTTTCTAAAATTGGTTTTGGATATACTCTTCCATTTTGGTTTTCCGCACCAGCTCTTTGTAGAACACCTTTGACAATCGTTCTACCAACTTCATCTTCTTTTACCTTACCTTCAAATAAGTGTGTTTCTATTAAAAGAGACTTCATATTATTTTTTAATTTTATTTAACGATTCCATTTTGCTTCTAATCTTATTAATCATAGTACTCAATTGAGATTTATCTACACCAATAGCATCAACTACTCGTGCAACTAATTGAAGTTTTTGTATATTAGTTAACTTAGCATCTTTAATTTTATCAATAGCAATTCCCAATCTTTGTTTAACATTAGATGGAATTGATGCTTTCGGTAATTCTGAAGAAACATCTTCTTTTACTTTGTAAGTTTCCCCGCCCACTTCAAATTCATCTTTACCTTTTTCTTTAGCATCAGATACAGCTGCGCCAAATGCATTACCTTCGGATTTTTCTCCTCTACTATTCCAAGAAGATTCTATTTTATTAAAGAATGATTTTTTTTCTTCATCACTCATTTGAGATATTGATTTTCCAGATTTTTCTAAAGCCTTTTTAAAAAATTGTTGATATTCTTCTTCCTCAATCATTACTTCTTTTACTAATTCTTTAAGTCTATCTTTTGTTATAGTTTCTTTTTTCATTGGTAATCCTTTATGTTTTGTAGATGCAAAATCTTTAGCATCTTTTTTTGTCATTGAATCTGCTGCTTTTTGTACTTCAGCAGATGGTGCATCAATATCACCTTTTTGAGTGGCATGTACCATACCCATAAATCTTTGTTGTGCTTTAGATACTGCTGGCATATTACAATTTTCTCATTTTTTCCGTAATTCCCATTAACCTTTCTCTGATTTTGTATAGGGCTGCATTTGTTCTTTTCCAGTAATCTTCTTTTTTAAGTCCGTTTTCAGTCTTAATTTTAGAGTACCAATTTACAAACTTCTCTATTTCAGAAAGTTGTTTATGTATATTAGAAACACCCCTACCAACTTTTGCTTTTGGTGAGGACATTTCTCTTTTTAATTCTAACCAACGATTTTCAGCTACAATCATTCCACTAATATCCGCTACTTTTTCATTATCAATTTTTTTAGCTGCGGTTGGTTTTAGAGGAAGTCCTTCTTTTCTACTAGCAGGTACATCACCTAATGCATAATCTTTTTCACCTTCTTTAACAATCGTACCACCTGTAACACTAGCCAATCTTTTATTTTTCTTTTTCTCAGAGCCAGGCTTTGTAAATGCAGCAGGTGTATCGTAACCTGCAATATCTCCTGTTACTGTCATTTCTTCCAAAGTTTTTTGGATATATTTTTCTCTGATATACTTACGAATGGCCTCTTTTAATCTAGCTTCCATTATTTTATTTTGGATTTTAGTTCTTTAATAAGCTCATAAGAAAGCATTATTGATGAAACTTGAGAATCAGATACAGTTTTTCCAATTTTCATTTTATCTAAAATGGATATGGTTTCTGAAAGTTTGATTTGTGTAACTTTATCTTCTAATTTTACTTTAATACCCTCTAATTCAGAAATTATATTTGGTAATTCTTTTCCAACATAATCTGTAAATTTAGTGGTATTAGTAATATTATTGATATATTCTTTCAACAAATTTTTTTGTGAATTGTCTAAATTAGTGTATTTTTTGTTGAAAGTTTCTACTAGAATCTTATATGTAAGTAATCTAAGGTCTTTATCTTGTTGTTTATAGGATTCAATCAATTTTTTATCTTCGGTTGGTTGAGTTTGTTGAGCTGGTTTAGAAGTGATGTTTTCAATTAGGGTAATTTTAGAATTAAAGATATCTTTGATATCATATCCTTCTGCTCTTTTAGATTCGAATACTTTATATATAGATGCTAATACTTTATAGTTAGAAATAGGGGAACTAAGGAATTGTTCAATTTCAAATTTTGCTGAAATTTCTTTAATAAGATTATATTTTTCTTTTGAAAGATTGGATATATTAAGTTTACTATGTGCATCACACACAGTTTCTACTAATTTATCAGCTTTTGTTTCTGAATTATATTTTTCTTTAAGAAGTATATCATATAGACGTAATTCTTTGTTCAACTCCGTATTAGGAGCAAAGAATTCAGCCACTATTTTCTTTGCGTTTTCAGACTTATCTCCATTAAGAATTTCAAGCGTTATCTGCCTTACTAAAAGCTCAAATAACACTCCAGTATTCTTAAACTTTGAGTGTTTAATTTTTTTCATTTACTTACCCTATATTTATTCTACCCTATAAATTAACACATATAAATATAAACAAATTTTTCTTTATTAAATTTTAGTTTCATCTAATAGGTTTTTTTCATCAAGCATACCTGATTTTTCGTTCAAAAACTTCTTTTTTGATGAAATTCCATTTATATATTCACGTGCTAGTTTTTTAGCGTTTGTATTTAATCCTCTATCTTCTCTTTTTCTTTCTTTATGATAATCATCATATCCCAATGGGTCTCTACCATATGGATGTTTATCTTTACCATAGGTATTTCCCTCTTTAGGTCTACCAACTCCTCTATTAAGTTCTATTTCAGTTTTTAATTTACTTATTTCTTCCTCAACATTTTGCTGTTGTGGTGGATTTGCTGGGTCCTGTCCTTGTTGTTCGATTGATGTCTGTCTAAAGCGGTCTTTAAGGTCTAATATCACTTTAGCTCTTTCAATATCAATTTCATCTTGTGATAATGAAAATACATTATTATAAGTCCAATCAGATGATAACATATTTAATGCTTTAACATCACTTGCCAATCTAACTTTTTCAGTCCACAAATTAACCTTTTCTTGCTCATATATTGTAGAAGCATTTGTTAAATTTAATTCAAAATTCGTCATTTCAGAATCTTCAATACCATTTGCTGCCAAATGAACAACTGCCATTTTAGCTAATTCACTTACAACTGTTCGTTGAATTCTTTCAATAGTTCTTGCAAAACGTACATCTTCTGCAGCTAATGTTGCTTTACCATTTACATTTTCATCATAAGATAAGTAAGCTTTTGGTACTCTTAAAGCTGCAAATAATTTGTTTTTAAGATAATCAATATCTTCGATTGCTGCATAATCTAATCCTTGCAAATTATCAATAGTTGTACCACTATCACTACCACGTACAGGAAGGAAGAAATCTTCAGTAAGATTTTGTATATTGTATTTTAAATTATAATCTCCTGTATTTTTATCAACAAATGGGGTTTTCTTCATTTTATTGATAATCTTCTGCATATAGTTATCCACTTCTTGCGGTGGAATATTACCTATATCTATTTTGAATACTCTTTTTTCAGGTGCTCTCATAATACGATGGATTAACATCGCATCCTCCATTAGAGATAATTGTTTCCAAATTCTTCTTGCTCCTTCAACCATTGATTTACCATATGGAAGAAAATTAGTATCTGATAACATACGAAAATGGGCCATCTCATATTGCTCATATTCTTTTTTACCAAATCTGTCCAACTCTACCCTATATTTAACGTAATCAGGATTATTAGGGTCAGTACCCTCTAATCTCTCTACATTATAAGTTGAGTGAGGTGCTACATTGATTATACCTTTACCAGGAAGAATTTCTAATGCTACAAATGCATCACCATATTTTACCAAATTTCTAATCCAAGGCCACAAATTAAATTCTATGTTCATAATATCATAGAATAAATTATGAAGCATTTCTCTTACATTCTCATTTGTGGATTTAATCTGAAGTACATCACCATATTCGTTTTTAGTTGTACTTTCATCTGCATATATATCAAGTGCTGAACCTATAATTGGGTCCATATCCATAGCATCATAATCTCTAAAAAGTTCTCTACGAACTTGATGGTATGCCATTGATTGTGCACCCTGATGGGTTTCGAAGTATGAACGTTGTAACTTTGTGTACCTATCTCTTAGGTTTACAAAATTTGTATTTGATTGTCTATCTTCAACATCTATAACTCTACGTTTACCATCTTTATCAACAGTTACTATTGCATTCGTTGAAAATAATTTTTTAAGTCTCCCAAAGAAACTTCTATCGTCTTGGAATTGTTCTGCCATAATTTATTTTACCATTTTCTACAAGACCAATATCTTGCTTTTGTTCTCGGACCAGGATTATCACAATTGTGTCTAGCTCTAAAGTTTGCTCTCCTGCCAGGGTTATTCTTTTTGATTTTCATACCCTTCTGACCGAAGTTTACTTTAATAACTTTACCAGTCTTAGGGTTTTTTACATATACCTTAAATTTCTTTACATCACCGGCTGTTGGTTTACCCAATTTTACCTCTCTACCTTGATACTCTGCTTCGTAAACACAACCACAATTAGCCTCATCTAATGAAGTTTGATAAGATTTAAGATATGCAATAAAATCATCCATATCTTCTTGCTCAACATCTAATTCATCATAATCATCTAATGGGTTATCTGCCGGTGTATCTCCTTTTGAGTATGCTTTATCAATATACTCATCTTCTTTTAGAATATTTGTTAGTTTAATCATTTTGGTTTCCTTTTATTTTGACATATATCATAAATATCAGTATTTATCAAAACCCTACATTTTATAACCATTGCGATAGGTCTTCAATATCATTTCCAATTTTCATTTTCCAAGGATTATCATCTCTATTAGTAGGACCATAAACTCCTTGATATTGAGTATTTGCAGAAATATTACCTAAAGCCGTTTTTGTAAGGTCAATACCTTCTTGTCTTAGACGAAGTGCAGTATCCCTAACCCATAATCCAATACTAAATGCCATTGTCAAATCATCATTATAACTTTTCAAAGCTTCTGCTCTACCATTATGAAATATAAATGTAAACAATTCATCTATCAACCGATTAGAACGAATTGTAACCGCTTTTTCTTTAAAATATTCATCTAATTTTGATATAATAAGTGGTCTTGTCTTAATCGTTGTAGAAAATCCAGCAACCATCTGTCTTTCATCCGTACGGTATTTATTTTTCATTTGGTGCTCAACATCTACATATTTTAAATCTTTACTCATATAGAATAAGTTTTTATATTGCCTATCTATACATTGCTGAATACATGCCCATCCAATATTTGAGTTTTCAACAACTAATAAAGCATCGTTATATTCAGTAGAAAGATTTACCAAAAAATTTCCAAAATCTTTTGTATCAATTTTACCTCTATACTCAGCTACCTGAATTGCATTTATAATATCCATAACATGGCATGCCGAATAGTCAGAACCATCACCTCTTGCTACGTCTGCTACAACCATATAAGAACCATTTGCTGTTGGATATTCCCATCTCCACAAATTGCCATCGAATCCAGTTTTTTCTATGGGGTCTTGACAATATGTTTCTTTATAAAACATTAATATATCAGGATCAATTACAGTATCACCAGAAGATACAAAATCACAATCACACTCTTGGGCTGCTTTTTTTGGACCTAATAATTTTTCTTGTTCATCTCTCCAATTTTTGTCTCTCTCAGGATGAACTGTCCAATGTAGTTTTATAGTATTAAATGGATTAATTCCATCCTCTGCACCTAACCAAGTTTTATGAAACCAATTACCTACTCCATTTGGTGTTGATAATGCTATACAACTACCTCCCGTTGCAAGTGTAGATTGAGCGGATACCCAAATATCATCTATTTCTTCAATAAATGCTGCTTCATCAAATATTAATAGTGATAGTGCTTCCGAACGTCCAGCATCTGCTGATGAAGCAATGGCTTTAATTTGTGAACCATTAGATAATCGTAAAGAGAGTTTATTATCTTCCATTGAGCCACCTTTTAACCAAGATGGAAGAAGGTCATGCATAACTCTTACTTTTGTTACTAAGTTTTTAGCAACATCTTGTTTTGTTGCAATTACTAATATATTAAAATCAGAATTAAACAACATACTCCAAAGTGAAAATCCTGCACAAAGAGTGGAAATACCTGTTTGGCGTGATTTAAGTATTATATTAAAACGATTATTTTTAAATTCAGTAAGGGTTTTTTCCTGAAATGGGTAAAGATGAAAAGGTATTTTACCTCTGACTGGGTGCTGAATCATGCAATACTTTTTGGAAAAATGTATAGGGTCTGCAGCACACTTTTTATATTCTTCAGCTATAATCTCTTTTAAAGATTTTTTTTGTGTTATTCCTAAATTCTGAGCCATTATTCGCTGGGTGGTTTTACTAAATCGTAATTTTTATCTTTTATTTTATCCCAAGCATCATTTCTCCATTTTATTGCTTGTTCTACTTCAGACTCATAAAATGTAATATCGGATAGTATTTCAGCTTTTAATTCGTCTACATCTTTTTCTAATACCCATTTTTCAAGTCTTCCATCTTCATGCACAAATTCGTATTCTTGCTTTGCATCTTTATAAGCCTGATGAAGTTGCTCTAAAATTTCTTTACCTCTTGAAATAATATTAGATAAAATTTTATAATGTTCATATTCTTCCCACAAACCATCCAATCGTATCAAAGTTTCTTTTTTACCTAAACAAGTAGCACAATATCCGGTTTTAGATATAAGTTTTTTATCTGCTCTACTTAATTTAATAGTACTACAATTTGGAGATTGACAGGTATTTAATTTAGATAAGTAATCTCTTACTTCGGCCATTGTTTCGGTAAGTTCATTAATTCTAACTTTTCCGTATTCAGTTTGTTCCCAAGTTTTTCCTTGCCCATCAGTCCAACGTTCACCTATATCTT